AGTGGTCTAAGCATTATGCACAATGAATGATTGCAAAGTTAAGGACAACGGCTTCAGCTAATGAGCCACCGCTAATGTTACGCAGCGTAATGGTAGCCGAGCCCGCCGCCATGCTAGATACCCAGCAGTTGTACGCAGCAGACGTGCCATTGGTGACGTTAAGAATTAATACGTCTTTGGCTGACAACACGCTGTTGGTCAGTGTAAAAGTTACGTTGGTAACGGTAGCTAGTGAGGCTGCGTTCATCGTAATCTGACCGGCTGACGTATTAAGCGTCACACCGGTAGATTTGCTTGTAAGCTGAGTGACCGCACCTTGTGCCGGAGCTCCATAACCAATCTCTGTGTCTGCGTAAACAGTTGTACCTTCGATTGTGCTAGGTGTTGCTAAGCCAATAGGCGAATTGTCAACGGTACCACCAGAGATAATTTGATCGCTATACGCGACACCGATTGCTTGTGTATTAGGCATTTCAAGCTCCCATCCAAGAAGTTTGTAAACTATTAGTTGATTGACTACGGCGCTTTGGTTCTGCGTACTCTCGGTGCGCGACGGGAAATGCAAACGTCACGCATATAGCATCTGCTGCATCAGGCGAGGCTAAGCCCCGCGCTTTCATGTCCTTCTTAGACTCTAAAAAGATCGTACCTTTAGAGTCGGGTTTCATTACAGGTGATATTAAATCAGTTTTAAGTATCCTGTCACTAGGAATTGACGCGGTTTTCAACCAATTTCGCATATCGCCCCACATCTGAGCCCTTAAATTACCATACATAAGCGGGTTTTTTGATTTATTTCCAAAATTCACGCCCCGAATCTTGTAGCGTTGCTCTTTTAGCCGGTCAACGACCCCACCACCAACGCCGCCTTCGTCAATTACTACCAGCGCGGGCTTATATTCTTCGATTGTTTCGATTACATGGCCCACCACCGTCATCGTATCGTCGCCCTTGAAGCGTTTGATGCCGATAATGTCACGCCCTTGGCGTATGGCGATCACGGTCGAGTCAGAACCGAACCGTGCAGGGTCAACGCCCACAATAATAGGGGCGGATAGGTCTTTAAGTCGAGCTCTTCGCATGGCTTCGTCCACAATAGAGGATGAAATAAACTGATCATCACCCGCAGACGGAAAGTCACCGTAGACCTCAACCGCCGCTTGTGATGAATCGGCGCCATATTCGTCGATGATCTGCTGATAGACGGCTTTGTCCGTACCCTCAACCGTTCTTGCGTCCACAATTTTGGTGTTCCAAAAGTCACGCTTGGAGTTGTGGCATTCGTAGAAGTAGCCGGTGTTGCGGCGCGGGTTGGAGAACGCCAACCAAAAGCGGTTAGGCGTGTTCTCAGTAAAGAAGCCCGCAGTCACCGCCCAAATAGCGTCATCAATACCGCTTGCCTCATCAAAGATCACCATCACGCCGTCGTAGTTGTGAACCCCCGCATAAGCGTCAGGGTTCTCGCTTGACCAAAGCCGTCCTTCCACCGACCAATAACGTGTGCCTTTCTTTAGGTCACGCTCAACCAACTCGGTAATCCATTTAGCGGGCATGAGCCGCGTTGCGCTAACTTCAAACCAATGTGAGTTGAGTGACATGGCGAGCCACTTTGTAATCTCTGCCCAGGTAACCGATCGTAACTGTGACTCAGAGTTTGCCGAAATAATGGTGGTAGAGCCAATCCGTGTAGAAAGCATCCATAAGGTGAGCCAACTGACCAACGCTGACTTGCCAATACCGCGACCGGATGATGTCGCCATCCTGAACGTGTCAAAGTCAACCTTGCCGTTGTTTTGCTTAATGTGCGCGGTCAGGTCTTGCAGTACTTCGCGTTGCCAACGGCGTGGGCCGGAGAAGTTTTCTAAGGGCGTACCCTTTTGACCCCAGGGGAACGCATAAAGTACAAACGCTAGTGGGTCATCCTTGATCTTGGGTGACCAAAGCGCCGACATTAGGCGCATCTCTTCGGCGGCGCTGTATTGTGTCGTCTGCATCCGTGGGTTCCATATCTATAGTTAACCGTTGTTCGGCTTGCTCAAGCGCGGTGATGATGCTGATCTGTTGCGTCACATCGACTTGCACTTGCTGCTTGGCGACCCAATCGTGCTTGTGTTTCAGAAACTCTAGCGCCATCTTAGCGTCGCCGCCAACGGCTGCGTCATACACGACTTGCGACATAGTCGCTTCCGCTTCCGCGCGGCCTTGCATGGCGGCAAGTTCGACAACAGGGTCTAGCTGGCAGAGTTTACGAAACTCCTCGGGCATCATGCCAGCCCTTAATGCTAGGGCGTCGTTGGACAGGCCTAACTTCGCGGCTTCGTAGACGCGCAACAAACGCGACTCGGTGGCGCGGACTTCGCGGGGTGTGAAGTGTAGAGATAGCATTTTGCGATTGTAGGTCATGTAGGCAATTTATTATATAAAAAAATTTTGTTGGCATAACCTCCGCTAGCTAGGGCTCCTCGCAGGGCCCTCCCCCCCTACCCCCATGCACTCAAAAATGCTTAATGCCACAAGGCCTGGGCTCACTAAGTCTTAGGTTGTTGGACAACCAACAAGCTCACTAAGTCTTAGTCAAGCTCACTAAGTCTTAGTGCCAAATACTCACTAAATCTTAGCACCTGGTACTCACTAAGTCTTAGGATTATGTGCATACTAAGTTTAACTTGTAGGCAATGTAGGCAATGTAGGCAATGCCCACAAAGTCCAGTGGCCTGCTACGTTGTGCGCGTGCCAACTGCGCCGACATATATACTGCTGTACGTATATACAGTATATTTAAAATCTTACTATCTAATCTAATAAATAACCCTCATTACCCTACAAAGCACATAAACCGATAATTTATAAGGCATTTTCTGAAAGCACTTCGCGCCCTTTTGCGTTGCCCTTTCATTACCCTGAAGTGCCCTACATTTTGTGAGCTTTTGTGAGCTTTATGCTATAAATAGTTGTACAAAGCTATAAATTCATGTACAATAGAATCTCAGTTAAACAACTAAGGGCACAAAATGTTAACCAAAGCAAACCTAAAACAATTAGTAATCCTAAAACAAAGCCAGGCACTTGGTAACACCGGCGCCATCGCGCGCGGCCTGTCATTTATGATTCGCGCATCATTACGTAAAACTGAACAGGCCGAGCTGCGCACGTTGGCCGCGCAGTTTGGCGTGACTAACCATCCCGATTTTATTTGCTAAATACAACCGGCCGCGCAAGCGGCCATTACTCTAAGGGTTCAATATGTCTAAATTCAAACTTAATTTTAAAACTGACGTCGACGAATGCGAAGATGGCTATATGGTTTTCCTGCCGTGTGGTTGGCGTTGGTGCGACGATATTGTGCACGTTCGCGGGTTTGATACCGTGGCCGAGATTCGCGCAGCCGTTAAAACTGATGTTGTGCCCTGTATTTGCCGCGAATGCGCGCCGGCTGCCGAGCCCTTTTCCGCTGCCGCTAACTTAAAAGGTGCCTAATATGTCTAAATTTTCCGATATCGTCGCAGCTTTACTTATGTGCCTGGCTTTGTTGCTGGCTTGCTTTATCTAAACTTCACTTCACTAAGGTTAAAAAATGAAAATCACAGTTAAAACATTACCCCTATTTGCTGCGCTCGAGTGCGCGGCCAAAAAAGATATTCGGTATTACTTGCAAGGTATCAATATTCAGATCAAGAAAATAGGCGTGGGAATGGTTTACGGTACCGATGGTCATATACTTTTTGCGGGCCAATTGCCTTATGAGGGCGACTATTGCCCACCAACGCTCAATCTCATTATCCCCACAGATGCGGTTAAACGCTTAGACAAAAAAGCCGAGTTTACAGATCTCGAGTTCGACGGCCAAAATTATCTTTTAGGTGGCGCGCGCTTTGTGCCCGTCGACGGCCGTTATCCTGATATTGGTCGCGTTATCCCCGATATTGACCATAACACCGAGCAAGCGCCAGGCACTTATAACCCTGATTTATTGGTGCGCGGTCGCGCGGCCCTGTCGCTGTATCTCGGTGTTAAGCCCAAAGACACGTTTAATTTCATTCAGCGCGGCTCTGATAGCGCCGTAATGCACGCCGGCGTTAATACTTGTTTAGTGGTTGTAATGCCCATGCGAGCCGGCCATGAGGCGCCGTACGCTGGCTTTAACCGCGATTTCATGTAGCACCACTCGGGCCCGCGCAAGCGGGCCATAAACTTCACTAAGGTAGATAAAAATGACACAACGTATTACTGATAAACAATTAGACTCACTTTGTGAGTATCTCAACACTATTACAAAAAGCCCAACGGCGCCCTGGGCCAATGGCCGCGCCAACGTGGGCAATTATCATATCTCGCACGCGTACGGTGGCGTTTGCTTGCATCGCCACGTTAACGAAGGCGGTGGCATTACTTGCCCGTTAAGTAATGGCCACAGCACAAAGCGCGAGCTTTACAACGCTATGCAAGCGTTTATTAAAGGCCTGGAGGTGACATTATGAAATTCGACCATTACACCTATACCCTGGCTGACCATTGGGCCAGCGCCATTATCAACGCCGATTACACGGGCCTAGATGATGCGGAAGAAAAACAGTTAACCGAGTGGTTAGCAGAAAACCATAAACCTCAAGGTCATTGGGATATCGAAGGCGACGACGAAGGTTATTTTGCCCGCGATGAAATAAGCGGCTTGCACGCTAACTGTATTACGGTTCGGCAATATTTCCCCATTGAGGTGGCGCCATGAAATTAGCCTATCACGCTAAAAACGACAACCACGGTTGGCACCACATTAAAACGGCGCCTATTAGTTGTCCTGAATGGCACGACGCCGACCGGTGGGCCTATAACTTTATGATTGATAACGGCGAGCAAGTGTTAACCATTGGCTGGAATATGTACCAGTTAATCAACGATAAGGCCACAACATGAAAAACTATGTAATTTTATATCGCATTGAAAGCATACAAAGCCCATTAAACGCGCCGTTTTCCTTTCAGGCATGGGCCGAGGATACCGAGCACGCCGAGGAACAATGCCTAAACGCTTACCCTGATTGTGACGTTGTTTGGGTGTATCAATGCGAACACGGCACCGGCCTTGCTGATGCTTTAAATAATTATTACACCGAGGGGCTAACATTATGAAATATAAAACAGGCCAGCCGGTCGACGTGGGCGACGTTGTGCACGTTCGCAACCGTGCCTATACAGTCTACTCAATAGGCGACACCGTAACCCTGCGCTCAATGTGCGAGCGTGGGTATATCAAACGGGTTTTTCCGGCCGATATCGGCGCTTATATCCCGCGCCTAAGCCCTTTATTCGCGGGGCTAATGCCGTTATGACAATCTCACTTATTGCGGCCGCTATCGTCATTCTAATGATTCTAGTCTTTGACTTATAAACCATCTCACACCACACAACGCCCTACGGGGCGTTTTTTACGGGCTTTAGATGTGTTACGGCCGCGAGCGGTGTACCGGCCCGCACTACCAAGCCTTCGGCCATTACGCGCAGCTCTGATTTTTTATATCCCACCATATCAGGCGCACAATAAACCTGTTTTTTGGTGGTGAGCTCACGCGTGGCTAACCGGCCACAGTCGAACCAACTGCACTCGAGTAACGCGTGCAATAGGGCGCCCTGGCTAACCTTATAGGTGCCTGGTGCGTTGAGAGATAACGTGTCACAAATAACGTGAAAGGGGCTCGCTATGACGCCACCGGCGAACACCCCTCGGCGCTCGCGGATCATATCGACTAGGTACGACTCATTTGCGCTCATACCCTGTTCGATTAGGGTTAACTTAAATTCAGTCACGGGAGGCGCGGCCGACGGGTTAAACGCCGAAACATCACGGGCCGCAAGCCACGCCGCGCACGCGGCCACGCCACCACGGGCAAACCATGCCCATATTTTGGCGCTCACCTCGGGGGCCATGCGGGGGGCGTTTGATTTAAGGGCAAACCAGCGCCGATCCTGACTATCAAGGGTAATGGGCACCGCGTCATTACTAAACGCCAGTACCATACACCTGTTCACCATATCGTACGGTTTCAGGCCCTTACGATTGATCGACAGGTACTCGGGGGGCGCGGCGATGATGGGCTTTAATTTGTTCGCCAGGGCGCGCCTGTCTTTGGCGTCGGGCTCGCGTAATTCGTTGAGTATCAGTATCTCGCTCTCAAGCGCGTAATTAAACTGTGACGACATAGTGTCGGAGTCCAACAGGCCACGGTTCACGGCGTTATCGCCACATACGGCCCATATAAACGGGTGCCACATGGTGTCTTTGCCCGAACCCTGTACGCCGGTATGTAGCACCGCGTGGTTGATCTTGGTTTGCGGGTGTTGCAGCTTATAGGCCATGACGTTAAAACAATGCTCAAGCGTATCCGCGTCGGGCACTAGGTGCCTACAATGCTCAAGCCACGGGGTAATGTCGCCAGGCACCGCTACGGGCCGAGCGTCGCGCCACCTATTGCCGTACACGTCACCGCCTCGGCTAACCAAGACGGTATCGCCGGCCGCGTACGTTATCCCCACCAACGCGGGGGCGCCGTTCTCTTGGCGCAGTTCATCAAAACAGACTGAGGCCTCAATATGGCGACCGGTGCGGATTGACTTGCAAATGACGTGGCGAAACAGTGCGTTAAACGTGCCTCGGCTAATCTCGCGTCGGTCTTGCAAGTCAAAATAGCTATCGTCGGACTGAATGTAAGCGAACCGCCCGAACCACTCGCGCTTTTGTACGCGCCCGAGCTCTCGGTTTTCAATCTCGGTTTGACGCTTTTTAACATCATCAGGAAAAGCGGCCGTGGGGGCGATAATTTCATATGCCTTGGCCATTGTCTTGGCTAACAGTTCATCGCGTAAACCAGGCGCCGCGCTCGGCCCGCCTTGGCCTTCCACCCATTCAAGGAAGATATGGCTATCGAGTTGTAAGCAATGCGAATGCAAGCAGCAATAGGCGCGCATAGACGGGTTATAACGCCCTTGCGGGTTGCCGTCTGTGTGTTCGTGTGCATTGGGGCACACCACGCCCGCCCAGCCCTCCGAGTTCGGGCGACTAATGACTAAACTATTCTCAGCCAACCACGCAAAGATGTTATCGGTGCCGTCGTCGTCTATCTTGATCGGCCGGTACGCGTTGGATTCGACGGGGCCGGAAGTCACCCCGAACGCGCCCATAATTTGCGGCAAACTAAACTCACGCTCGGGGTGAAATTCGGTTAACACCGACTTGAACCCGTTACGCTCGGGCTTGAGGTTAACGCTCCCTGGTATCCTAAAGTTGCGTACGGCGTTGCACGCGCCTTTGTCGGTGTAACCCGCCTCGGCTATCGCTTTGATAGCTGCGCTAAAAACTTGGTGCGTGGGTTGATCGTCTAGGGCAAACGTATAACCCCATTGAAAGTTATCGGGGGAAGTTTCGATTTTCCAAGTGGGCTCGAGCGGGGGCGCTTTCGATTTAGTGCCCACGTCATCAAGCACAAGAAAGGCAACATGGTCGCAATTGTGGATCGACGCGCTCGGTTTACTCTTAAAGCGATCAACAACAAATGAGGCTGTGTTGGCGTACCATGCGCCGCCCTCTTTGTACTCATGGGGGTAAAAAGCTGGCCATGTCGCCTTAATCGTACCATCGGCGTGTTGTTCTTTTCCAACAGGCTTTTGCTTGACTAATAGACAAGTTTCACCCTCAGGGGCGACTTTTGAAATATAATCGACGAAGTCCAATGCAATACTCCTTAGTTGTTTTTAAGCCACCCTAGCCGGTGGCTTTTTTTTTACTTGCCGTACCGAGTCATTGTTTGAATCTCGGCGTCTAGTGGCAGACCTTGCGCCCACGGGGGCGGCGTACACATAACTTGCCTTAACCGCTCGGTGACGGTTTCGGGCTGATCGGTTTCAATAACAATTTCGTCGTGAACGTGGAGTACAACGTCGTCAAGGGCTCGGAGAGCGTAACGTAGTACGTCGTTCGCACAGGCTTGGGTGATGTTCTCACAGGCCAAGCCACGCCATAATCGCGCGCGCGGCCACTCTTTAGCGTCGGCGGCGGGCTTCCATGCTGCTTTGGCGTATGAAATTCCATCTTCTTCAAGTTTGGCGTAGGGGTAACAGAGGATGCGACCCGAGGGTAAAGCGTACCATAGATGCTGCCCGTCATACAGGTAGGTTACCCTACCCGCCACGATTTCTTTGCCCTTGTTACGCATAGCAATCATGTAACCAGTTTCCAACTCTTGCCAATACCTGACGGCCCATTGGTTTGCACGGCGCCAGGCATCAACGGTACGCTGCGCGTCCGACTCGGTCATGGTCAATCCGTAGGCGCGACCCATCGCAGAGAACGCGCCAATGCCACCACCGAACCCGCAAGCGAGGATTGCGACCTTACCGATCTGCCTTTGGTCAAGGGTGACTTCGGACTCGGGTATCTTGTACATCGCCGCCGCCTCACGCACATAAATATCGCGGCCCGACCGGAACACGTCTAGCACGTCATCGCCGCGCCCTGACAACCACGGGGTCATCCGCGCTTCGATCTGACTCCAGTCGGCGACCACCAAGGACTTACCCTTGGCGGGTATGATCGCGGGGCGTAACATACCCTTTAGAACGTCAGTAACTCTTTTGCCAAAACGGGGAACGATGGGCTGTCTGAGAACCATGCTCTCTCTAACAGACTCGGGCGCTTTGGCGCACTTGCGTGTGAAGTTGTGTACTTGCGCGCCATAGCTAGACGCACGACCAGTAGCCGATCCTCCGGCGAACACAAAGGCTCCACGGACGCGATTGTCCTCCACATCTGCCAAGTCGCGTAAGCGTGAGAACTTTGCGACCGACGACGCCCAGAGATCATCGGCACATTGGATAACCTCGGCAACGTCGGGCGGTAGGTCTTCGACCGCAAGTAAGTTTGCGCGTACGCGCTTGTCGATTGAATATTTTCCATCTTCCACTTCCATTAGTTTAAGTTGTTCGGGGCTTAGTCTTTCTTTAACCCATTCGCGCATCTTCGGCGAGCGGACTGACGTGATCGCGCCATTGGTGACGGTTCTGACAATGGACTGTATGTCCGCGAGTTCAATGGCCGCGTAAGAGATGGCTGCGCTGGCAAGAGGCACGTCCACCAGTACACCTCGGTCGTTGATTTTTTCGTTGACATGATAATCAAATAACTCCTCATTAGATAAGGGGCGTAGGCTTTGGCTAACCGCGCGCATGGCGCGCACGTCTTGCTCACAGTATTGCACCATTTCAAGCATCAGCGCAGGGTCGTCTTTAAACGGCGGTACACATAGCGCACGGATAAGCTGTGCGCCACGGTAATCCTTCTTCATGCTTGCACCGGCGAACCGGCCCACATCTTCAAGGCTCCCTGGTGCACAGTTTGCGCGCGCTTGTGTTGCGGTGCAATAGAACTGCTCTAATTTGAAATTGATCTGTAAGACGTACCAAAAGATTAAGCGCTCAAAGGCTGCGTTGTGGGCGTAGATCAAACCCTTATGATCGCGTACACGTTGGGGGAATGGGCCGGACGTCCAAGTGGCCACGTCTTCGTCATCGAACGCGTAGGACATACACAGCACTTCAGTTGTACCGTCTTGGGCGTAGTTGTAGACACCGTGACGTTTAAGGTCACAGTGGCTACGGGTTTCAAAGTCAACCCATAGCATATTGCTTACGGATTTTGCCACCCGCCCCTGCGTTAATGACCGCTGCGTTAACCCATATTTTGCTGCCAGTTGGCAAACGTCTTATGTGGCCCCGACGCAAGTGTTCGCGGGGGCTGCGGTGACTACCTCCCGCGTGGCCGTTGCCGGTGCCCGCTGGACGGTCGATGGTCAGCACATGGTATTCATCAAAGGGCAACGCACCAAGAGTTTTGCTAGGCTTACGGGTAGGTAACTTTTCGGTATGAACATTACTACAAGCTAACGCGTTAAGAAAACTAAGCAACGTGTCAGCGCCCAAACCCGACAATAAATTCATTTCTGTTTTATATTTTTCTTCTATCAAATGCCTTTGAACGGCAAAACTTAAACTATTGTCTGCGTTAACCCGTATAAAATTTATTTTAGGTATGCTTGCAAGCACAAAAGGCAACCACGCATTATCTGTTCCTCCCCAAACACATATCACTATACGCGATTCATCTTCAATCGCATGGATAACTATTTTTTTTAATCTTGAACCAACTAAAACAAATTCTAAAACAATATCTTTATACGGCAAACGTAACTCAGTAATGTCAATAAGACCTTTTAATTTTGAATCTTCTATAATTTTACCGTCGTTAGGCAAAGTAAATTTAACCGCTGAATCTAAACCTTTTATTAATACATCTACAGGCATTTTTGGTAGTTCTTTTTTAATATAATCAAGTCGCCACGATTCGGCGTACGATTTTTTAATCTGACGACAAAAATTTAATGGTTCCATTTGACTCTACCTTAATTTATAGGTGGGGGCGTTGATTTGGCCGTTACTGCATACGCGTTGGAAGGCAAGAAAAACACGCACTTACGACATCCTCAAATGCTTGCCTAACCGCCCCCTGAACCTTACTCGGCTACTTTTGGATAGTAAACAACACCTTCTTCTGCTTCAGGCTCTTGCA